ATGGATTTATTGTTGATAGAGTATCATATGCCATTGTTTATCCTTTATAAAGTTATATAAATCATAGAACCAGTAGGTTGGTTCTATTGTTTATATAACTCTTACGTGGTATTTTCTAACGAATCTAACAGAACCGCCCATTCCTTCTTTTTCAGACATTCTTGCTATTCTGTTGGCTTTCTCTTGTGTTATTTGCATTCTTTCCATAATAGCTCTTGGGTCATTCTTTTCCCTAATAACTCTATGCTCTTTCATTCTTTCAATAGCTCTTAAATCATTTTGTGTTACTGTATATGGAACACCGTAAGGAATAACTTTTCCGTTTACTTTGCAATAACCTTCTCTGTCAGCATTGTCTGTTGCTGGTTCTACAATTATTCTCACTTTATCTGATTGTGTTTTAGCTTTAGCCATATTATCTCCTTTTATTTAATTAGCTAAATCATAAGAACCACAAGAGGTGGTTCTCATTGTTTAACTAATTAGTAGTCAAAGTTGAATTTTACTAAACCAAGTCTTTCTGGATAGATTGTTTTCGCACCAAGCCAAGATTTCCATCCGATAGTAGCAACCCTGTTAAGTGGGTCATCTCCGTTTTGTCCAAGTCCTTTTACGATTACTTGAACTCTTTTTTTGCCTCTAACAGGAATATTCGCTGTATGCTCTTTACCAAGAATTAACATATATCCTGTATTTACTGTGTTTCCGTTAGCATCTGTTCCTTGTTCGATTAACATGTTTTCATTTTCAATAACTCTGATGTCTCCAATCATTCCGATTTCGCCGTCTAATGGTTTTACAGAACCAGTAGCGTATTTTTCAAGTGGAATGAAATCAGGATTGTCTCTTAAAACGTCACCAGCAACAGTATTGATAATACCAATGTATCTTGCCCATACTGGTTCTGTTCCATAGTTTGCTGAAGCTGTCATAATGCTGTTCACGTATTTAGCTCCAGATAGTCTTAATTGTAGGCTAATTTTTTTAGCTGCTTTTGTGAAAGAACCACTTGTAACATCATTTTCAGGAGCGTCATTACCAGTGATGTCTTGTAGATGTCCAGCTTCGTTAATCATAATATCTCTGTAGAACTCATCAATAATTAGACTTGCAACAGTAGAGTATTGTTTAACGTTTTCAGCGATTGTATACATATCGTGAAATGTTTGAAGTTCTTCTGTTACAGTCATCCACATACCGATAGGCAATACTTCAGCTGTTTGTTCTACGACCTTCATAGAACCAGCTTCTGTCCCTGAACTTCCTTCTGGAAGGATATAGTTAGTGTAAGTGTCTTTGTTTACTAATGTTGCAATACCTTCACCAGCGTCTACATTGTTGCCAGTGATTGATTTGTAGATATCATTAACAAGCAACAGGTCTTTCATTGGTATCCATTTTCTAAACGTTATCTGTTTGCTGTTGTTTTGAGGTAATGCTTTTTGGATTGTTGCAAATTTATCAAAGATAGTTTGTTGTGCTAACTCTTCAGTCATTAATCTATCAAGATAAGCTTGTTGTGCTGCACCAATTCCGTTACCTTGTGTTCCATATGTAATTGTAGCCATAATTTACTCCTTCTATTTGAATATTTCTTTTTCTAATTCTTCAAGGGATTTTTTATCATCCCATATTTCATCGTAGCTGTCTTTAATACTCTTCTTCACCTTTTTAACCTGTTTGGTAGGTTTAGGTTTAACAACCTCGCTTGGTTCTTGTGTTTGTCTTTGGACAGAACCAAGTTGTTGTGCAACATATTGATAAGCTTGTAACCAACTAACAGCTGGGTTAATTGCTTTTAGTTTAATAACCTCAGGATACACTGAATCAAACTCACCTGTTTTAACAGAACCAACAAAAGCTCTGAATACATTAGGATTATATAGCTCTTGTTTGAATGTTGGGTCTAACTCATCCCAAATCTTACTTACTTTACCAGCGACATCTGGTTCTCTTTGAGCTATTTCTTGATATATTTCAAGAACTGGGTCTGTTTGTTCCACTTCAGGCTGATAGTCTGTTTTGTTGTCGCTATCAACATCATCAAAGATATCATCGTCATTATTTTCAAGCTCTATACCGAATTTGTTTGCAAGGTATTTGATAGCTTCCTGTTTACCAGCTTTAGCATCAGCAAGAGCTTTAATGTCTTCCACAGACAATCCAGCTTCTTCAACTATATTTACTATAGTTCTATGAGGTTTAATTTTATTCATTTTAAACGAATAATCCAAACCTTTTTGCATAAGTTCAATAGCTTCGTCTTCTGATTTTACCCAGATTTCTTTTCCTCTGTATTTAAGAGGTTTAGTAATAACAACTCCGTTTTGAGTTTGTTCTTTTCCCTCTGGTTGCTCCTCTGGTTCTTCTTTGTTGTCATCAGAACCACTGTTTTCTTCTTCAGGTTGTGGTTCTAAAGTAATGTCTTCTAATGTGCCTTTTTCCCAAACA